GATCGTGCAGTATCAACTGAGCTTTTAGTGTTAGACGTAGATGGTTTACGTGCAACACCCGGCGATGACCTACAAGCTATGGCCGATCGTATCGTGCTTCAGTTACCTGAGCTCTTTCACGATTGTTCTTATATAGTTCAAGCCAGTGCTTCTTTAGGTATTAAAAAAGATACTGTTTCATTACACCTATTCTTTTTGCTAGATATGCCAGTTCATCCGAAGACTCTAAAAGACTTTCTTCGTAGTTTAAATTACGAATCAGAGTTTCTTGCAGAACAGATTACTTTATCGGCCAACGGCCAAAGTCTTTCGTGCGTGTTAGACCCATCTGTGGCAGATAACAGTAAGTTAATTTATATAGCACCACCTAAATTTGTTGGTGTTAAAGACCCATATCCCAATGGCAGATTCATCAAGGTTGACCGTGGTTCAGCTGTTCTTAAAATCTCCTCATCTTTAGTCGGTGTTAATCCTGAAAAGGTACACGCCCTCGGTTTGCAGATTAAAGATAATTTAAGGAAGAAAAACAATCTTCCTAAAAGAACAGGCAAGTTATCTACGGTCAACGTTGCTGGTGAAACACACGAAGTGTTACAAAACCCAGACAAAATGACTATAGAAGTTACTCGTGTAGCAGAACCTTACGTTAACTGTAACGTGAACGGAGGCGACAGTGGAGGTTATTACTTTTTGTTAACCAGTCCACATTACATGTACAACTTCAAAGGAGAACCTGTATGGGAAATAGAAAAAGCTGATGTAGATTTCTACAGAAGTATATTTGATATCTTTGCAGATAAAATAAACGCAGAAACAAAACAAAAACCAATTGTCTTACGTGATTTTTACACAGACACATTTTATAACGGAGTATATGATGAAACAAAACAACAATTTAGTGAAGACTACCCACTCACGCCTACCAATAAAAACAGCCTTAACGATTTTCTTAAAAGTCATGGTCGCGGCGCCTTGGATTATGTCCCTGATGCTCGTGTCGTATTTGATCCGAGCACTGACGAAGGTATCAACCTTGATACAGTCCCGTACAGCGTAAACCTTTTCCGTCGTACTAAATACATGATGAACCCTAATGAAAATGTAAAACAACTTTCGTACGGTAGTGCTATTGAGATCCAAGATGTTGCACCTAATTTCTATAAATTAGTTATGCACATACTCGGAAACGGTAAACCAGAGTTTGAACATTTCATTAACTGGCTTGCGTACATATATCAGAACAAACGCAAAGCTATGACCGCATGGATATTTACGGGCGTACCAGGCACTGGTAAAGGTTTGTTTGTACACAAAATACTTAAACCATTGTTTGGCGAACAGCAAACACCTATGAGAGCATTAGAAAACATAGAAGAACAATTTAACTTATACATGAGAACAGCAATGTTTCTAGTAGTTGATGAGTTTCGTATGGCTGACTCAGGCTCAGTAGGTAAAATGGCGGACAAACTAAAACACCAGATAACAGAACCAACACTTACTATTAGAGCGATGCGTACAAACCAAATCGAGCTGCCATCTTTCACGAACTTTATCTTTCTTACTAACAGAGCAGATGCAGTTAAAATAGAAGACAGCGACAGAAGGTATAACGTAGCACCAAGACAAGAAACTAAACTAGAAATAGCTAACAAACAAGTAATAGAAAATATAGACTTGTTAGAACAAGAATTATTTATAGTTGCAGGCTTACTGCAAGAGTTTCAAGTAGATGCTCGTATGGCTCATACAGCTTTAGAAAACGACGCAAAGAAAGAAATGAAAGAAGTGTCTATGTCTATACTAGAAGAGTTTGCAAATGCAATACGCATACGCAACTTAGAATATTTTACAGAAGTATTAGATATACCACTTACTAACACTTTTGACGCAGGCGGCATTAGCACGGCACAACGTTATGTTAAAGAATGGTTAGCACAATCTAACAACGAACAAGTTATACCATTAGCTCACTTTAAAGTTGTTTATGACGCTATGACTGACAGCCGTAATACTATATCCCAACGAGAGTTTGCTAAACGTATGTCCAGGCTTAATATAAAAACCGCACGTAAACGTGTAAGTACAGATCGTACAGCTGGTATACCGCGCGGTGTTGTATTAGTTTGGAAAATAGATAATAATGTAAGAAAGGATTTGATCGAACAACATTTCGACGAAAGGGACTTAGGACTAATAGATGAAGAATCTAACACAATCCAAGCGTCCAGACCTAATCTCAACGGTTAGTGTCAAGGAGGACATCGAACTAGGCTATATACCAGCCTGGTCTTACTCGACTTTAAAAACATTTGAGTCTTGCGCTTACCGCTCTTACATAGCTAAAGTAAAAAAAGTACAAGAGGACTTCGGTCCCGCAGCTGCACGTGGCACAGAAATACACAAGCAAGCTGAAGATTATGTAGGCGGATTATTAGCTGAGCTACCTGACACCCTAAAAAAGTTTACTTCAGAGTTTAAGAAACTACGCGAAATGTTCGCAGAAGCACAAGTAGAACTAGAAGGTGATTGGGGTTTCACACGTGAGTGGGGAACAACTGGCTGGCTAGCAAAAGATGTGTGGGGACGGATCAAACTTGATGCGTTTGTACACGAGTCAGAAACATCAGCAAGAGTTATAGATTACAAAACAGGTAAAGCTTATGGCAATGAGATTGCTCACAGCCAACAAGCTCTTGTTTACGCAATCGGTAGCTTCTTTAGATATCCAGAATTACAGATTGCTAAAACCGAGATATGGTATCTCGACCACGGCACTATGTTAGAACAGGTGTATACGCGGGACGAAGCTATGGTCTTCATGCCCAAGTTACACGATAGAGCAATAGCTATGACTACTGCAACCAAGTTTCCGCCAAACCCTAGCAATTACAATTGCAAGTGGTGTTCGTATGGCAAGGGCGAGTTCCCTGTTTGCGAATGGGCAGAAACCTGATACAATAATATTAACGAATAACGAAAGAACGATTAAGGAGTAACGATGAACGATATACCTGTGGCTTACGACCACCAACAAAAGACTACTGATTTCATAGTAGCAAACCCTAAATGTTTAATAACCTCAGATCCTGGTACTGGCAAAACGCGTGCGGTTTTAGATGCTCATGCTATACTCGGAGGCAAGACATTAGTCTTAGCACCACTTTCAATATTGGAAGCGGCGTGGGGGGAGGACATTGACAAGTTTCAACCCAATATAAAATATGGAGTAGCTTATGCAAAAAACAGAGAAAAAGTCTTTAAAGACATTGATAACCTCGACATGGTCATCACTAATTTCGAGGCTGTTAACTTTCTACGTAAAAACTCACGATTCTGTAAGCAGTTCGATACAATCGTTATTGACGAATTTACCGCTTTTAAAAATCGCACAGCCAAACGTAGTAAAAATCTCAAAGAAATTATCTACCATTTTACTAATAGGATTGCCATGTCTGGTACTCCTAATAGTAATACTATTCTAGATATATGGCACCCAGCATACCTAGTCGACGACGGTGAGCGACTAGGTGCTAGGTTCTTCCAATTCAGATCCCAAGTATGTACGCCAAAGTTCAATGGCTTTGCAAACGAATGGATTGACAAACCTGATGCAGAAGATGCAGTTGCAATAAGACTGCGCGACATTACCATCCGTTATGCATTGTCAGAATGTATGGATCTACCTGACAACATAACACGAACAATCAACACTAACTTGTCTAAACAGATACAGCAAAAATATAATCTCCTTGCTAAAGATTCTGTGTTGTATACAAAGACTGGCACAGTCAACGCGGTTCACGCGGGAGCTCGTGTCAAGAAGCTACTGCAGCTAGTTACAGGAGCAGTATACGACGAAGATAAGTTAGTGCAGTTTGTACATCAAGAACGTTATGACATAGTTATGACACTTGTAGACCAACGTGCACACTCCCTGGTAGCATTCAACTGGCGACACGAACGTGATGCTTTAGTTGAGCTAGCAGAAAAACAAGGTGTGTCATACGAAATCATTGACGGTACGGTTAAAGCCGAGAAGAGAAAAGATATCGTAGCACGATACCAAGCAGGCCAAATTAAAATGCTATTGTGTCACCCACAATCAGCATCTCATGGTCTTACTCTTACAAAAGCTAACACAGTTATATGGTGTTCGCCTACGTACAACGCTGAACACTTTCAGCAATTTAACCAACGTATTCATAGAGCAGGTCAAACACAAAAGACCGAGACTATATTAATACAAGCTAGAAACACTTGGGAGCCCGAAGTGTACGCTAAGCTAAATACTAAACTAGGGCGAATGGAAAATCTATTACACATTCTACAGGAGGTAGGACATGGCAAAGAAACTAAATGACTTATTAGCCGAGTACGGCAAAACACGTGACGAGATAAAATCTCTACAAGCACAAGAAAAAGAACTAAATGTTATCAAGCGTGAGCTTGAGTACCAAATTACTATTAGGATGCAAGAGGAAGGCCTCGATAAAATCTCTAATAGTGGTAGGACAATCTCTATTAAACAAGAGATTGTGCCGACCGTAGAGGACTGGGATGCACTTCAGGACCACGTAGTTAAAACTAAACAGTTTGAATTACTCCAGAAGCGTATGTCAGCCACTGCGTATAGAGAGTTGATTTCATTAGGTACGGACGTACCTGGAGTGATCAGCACAGAGTTAACCCGTATTAATTACAGGTCAACATAATAATAACCAATAACGAATGACGAAAGGAGGAATAACGATGTCAAACGATATTAGCGTAGTAACGAGCAAGGTTCCAGCTCATGTAAAATCGGGATCAAAACTAGGTAATGAGAATGTACAATCTGAACATATCTCAGTACCAAGGGTAAAGCTACTTCAGAAAATGAATAACGAAGTTGACCCAAATCATAGTGAGCATATAGAGGGCTGTAAAGAAGGCGACTTTATAAACACTGTGACTGGCGAAAACTACGGTTCATCTATGTATGTAGTCAACACTCACTTCAAAGAAGAGTTTGTTGTGTGGAGAAAGCGTGAAGAAGGTGGCGGTCTTGTAGGGAACTTCCCAACAAGAGGTGAAGCTGAAGACTATCTAAGTGAAAACAACTTAGAAATGGCTAAGCACGACATCACTCAAACGCAAATCCATACTTTACTTCGTTTGGATGATAAGACGTCAGAAGTATCTGATATACCTTTTCTATTTGATTGTGCTTCATCAAAGCTCAAAGTATCTAGAGAATGGAATACTAAGATAATGAAACAAGGTGGAGATAGATTCTCTTTCTTGTGGAAGATGTCTTCAGTCCCGCAAAGTAATGCAAAGGGCTCTTGGGTCAACATTGACATCACAGGTGTTGATTGGCTAAAAGACGAAATTTACCAACAAATAAAATCTTTCTATGAAAGAACGTTTGTTAAGTAAATAAGTACGTGCAATCCGGGTGCGACATTATAGGTCGCATCCACGATTGTGTTACACTTAATATGTGCGTGAAAAGGAGTTCATCAACAAAGTGCATCGACACTTACCTAAATCAATCTATCGTTGGAAAATTAACGACGCTTATCATGGCGGCGTACCAGACACATTTTACTCAGGCCGCAATGGTCATTGTTTTATCGAGTATAAATATAAAGAAAAATTACCTAAAAGAGATTCGTCTCAAATTATTTTGAACTTATCTCCCCAACAAAGAATATGGCTAACCCTTCAACATTCTAATAATGTTATATGTTATGCCGTGCTTGCCTCGAAAAATAAAGTTTTTGTAACCCAAGAATTTAATATGCCTGGCTTAACGCTAAAAGATTTTAATGAACAAAGTATTCCTTTTAAAGAATATATACAATTAATAGAAAATATAACTATAGGAGAAACAAATGACTGATTATGTAAACTCGCCACCTCATTATAATACCGGAAACGTGGAGTGCATCGTGGCAATAGAAGAAAGTATGACCCCAGAATCTTTTAAAGGATATCTAAAAGGAAACATCCAGAAGTATATGTGGAGGTATGAGGCTAAAAAAGGACTACAAGACGTCCTTAAAGCTCAATGGTACTTAAATAGGTTGATAAAAACACTAGAAAAAGAGCAATCAGTGTCTGACGCACAGGAAAGCCCGCCAGATAAATATTGATTTAGTTGGACCTACGGCCTTAGTTACCCTAACAAAACCTCATACAGAGCATTGTGTGAGGTCATTTTTTGCCAGCTTTCTTATTTCTGGCGAAAGAACGGTTTTTTGCTCGTCTAATTACTTTTAGGTTAGATTTCTTATTGTTTTTAGGATTTCCGTCTTTATGGTGAACATCATTCCCATCTCCCTTCTTAATTAACCCTA